TTTATCTTTCCCAATTGACATGATCAAGAGAGAAGAAAGAATTGTAAGCGGTATTGCTACTGCTGATAATATTGACAAATCCGGTGATATTGTTGAATTTAGTGCATCATTAGAAGCATTTAAAAACTGGGGTGGAAATATTCGTGAGATGCATTCCCCAGTTGCTGTTGGAAAATCAGTAGGTTTTGAACCTGTTGAAATTACAGCAGAAGATGGAAGTAAGTATAACGCAATTAAAGTTAGTGCTTATATCTCAAAAGGTGCTCAAGATACTTGGGAAAAAGTACTTGATGGAACTTTAAAAGCTTTCTCTATTGGCGGAAAAATTATGGAAAAAGCTGAATCTGCTGAAAAGATGTTCCGTGGAAGACCAGTTAATGTTATCAAGAAGTACATGCTTGGTGAATTGAGTCTTGTTGACAACCCCGCCAACGCTTTGGCAACTGTTGATATTATTAAAATGGATGTTGATGGAAATCTTGAATACATCCTTGACCTTGTTGAGAAGGCAAGCAAATATAAAGATCCTAAAGGCGGTTTAACCGCTGCCGGTCGTGCCCATTTTAAACAGACAGAAGGTGCCAACCTTAAGCCGGGCGTAAGAGGTGCTGCTGATACTCCTGAAAAAATGCGGAGAAAAGGTTCATTCCTTACAAGATTTTTTACAAACCCATCTGGTCCTATGAAAGATGAGAAAGGAAGACCTACGAGGCTTGCGCTGTCAGCGTCTGCTTGGGGTGAACCTGTGCCACAAAATGCACAAGATGCAGCAGAATTAGCTGCAAAAGGTCGGAGACTTCTTGAAAGATATCAGAATACTAAAGAAAAAGGTGTTGAGATTGAAATGGAAAAAGAGGGTGAAGTAACGGCTGGGAACATGGGGGCAGGAATTAAAAACCCAACACAAGGTAGTTTTAAAACACCAACTCAGCCAAAGAAAAAGAAAAAGGAGTTTTCTATGAAAAACAAAATTAAAAAAGGCTCTCCACTAACAGACTCGTTGAACAATCTATTGTCCAATACTGCAGTCTTATATTTTTCTTCACATAGAGCACACTGGAATGTTGAAGGTGTAGATTTTCGTGAATATCACGATCTCTTTGGGGAAATTTACGCAGATACATATGATTCAATTGATCCAATTGCTGAAAGTATTAGAAAACTTGGAGACTTCCCTATTGCATTAGGGGATGCTGAGGATATGTCCGCATATGATGATGATTCAGCAACAACAGACGCAAGAGAACTTGCAATGGATATTTACGAAAAAAACAAAATGTATTTGGAATTAGTAAAAGATGCTTTCAATGTTGCAACAGACTCAAATGAACAAGGTATTGCAAACCTTCTTGCTGGAAGAATTGAAATGCATGAAAAATGGGATTGGCAACTTCGTGCATCTCTTGGTATTTCAACAGGAACACCAACAGAAGACCCAGAAATGAATGATGATCAAGAAAATTCAATGATGGCAATGCTTAATCAAGTTCTTACAAATATGGATAAGTTTGAAAATGAATCAGATTTAATTAAAAATCAAGACATGTCATTGCAAAATGATATAAACTATGATATGGTCTTAGACATGAATGAACAAGAAATAAATAGACTCTCTCTTCTTAAGAGAATGGTCAATTGGCTTGTTCCAGATGTTCAAGAAAATACTTCAACAACAGATATAGTTGAAGTTAATCAAAACACACAGGAGGAACATATGGATATTGAAGTCCTTAAAGATGCTCTGAGTTCTGTTGTTGACGACAAGTTGGCTAACTTCGCTACTTCTATCAAGGAAGAAATTGAAGTATCGCTGAACGATAAAATCGACAGTATTACAAAGGGATTTGAAGCCAGCACTGCTGAGCTTCAAGAAAAACTAGAAGCCGCAGAAAAGGCTCTCTCTGAAACAGAAGAGCAAGTTAGCAAGTTTGCTGACGCTGGTGCTATCAAAAAAAGTGTTGACCCAGAAGATGATGAAGAAGAAGAGGCTATTGTCAAGTCTGCTCCAAAATCTATCTGGAACAATGTATATTTACCACAAGGCGTGATTAACGCTCTTGGGTACGAGTCATAAAAGGAGAATACAACATGGCATCACAAGAAGAAATTCTATCAAAAGCTGACGAAGTAACAACCGGAGTAGTTGGCAACGATTCAGGCGGTCTGTTAAAGCCAGCCCAGTCAAATCGTTTCCTTGACTTTGTTATTGATCAGTCTGTTCTCATGCAGAACGCAAGAGTCGTTCGCATGCGTACACCACAAATGGAAATCGATAAGGTTTCCGTTGGCACTCGCTTGCTTTCAAAGGCAACCGAGGCAACAGATACCGGCGCAAATGCCGCTGTCTCATTCACAAAGGTGTCAATCAGCACCGTGAAGTTGCGTCTTGATTGGGCAGTTTCGACTGAATCACTTGAGGACAACATTGAGGGTGCTTCACTTGAAGATCACATCGCTCAGGTTATGGCTCGTCAAACAGCAAATGACCTTGACGACTTGTTCATCAATGGTAATACATCTTCTAACAATGGTCTTATTAAGGCCCTTGATGGTTTCGTAAAGCTTGCTAAGGCAAATGGTCGCACAGTTGATGAAGCTGGCAACCAAGTGTCAAGAGCTACTTATGATCGCATCCTTCGTAACTTGCCAACCAAGTACCTTCAGCGCAGAAATGAGCTAAGTTTCTTCTCTGGTTCTGGAGTTGTACAGGATACAATCTATAGCTTGGGCAATCCAAACTCTGCAACTGCAGCAACTGCAGGAGCACCTGCACCAATGTCACAAGTTGGTGAAATGGCGTTCCTTCAGGGTTCAATGCGTGGAAATGGTGGTGCTGGTTCAACTGGTATCTCTCCATTCGGCATTCCGTTGATTGAAGTTCCATTGATGCCAGAAACCGTATCAGGAGATTACTCCGGTGCAGCTGGTTCACATGGCTATGTTGAATTGACTTTCCCTAACAATAGAATCATCGGTATCCACCGTGATATTACTGTTTATCGTCAGTTCAAGCCAAAGACGGACACCATTGAGTACACTCAGTTCATGAGAGTCGGTTCAAACATCGAAAACGCTGATTCATATGTAATCGGTAAGAATGTTAAGCTTCGCAGCCTTTAACATTTAATTTAAAAAATTATGTAAGATGGAGGGTGAAATATCCCTCCATCTCGCATTTTATATAAGGATATGGTAATCTATTAACTATGAGTGATAATGTTATTAAAAGCACAGATGTAACTTCCGCAACAGAAGAAAAAAATGTTGTAAAAAAAGCTCCAGTCAAAAAGGCTGCAGCAAAAATTAAAGTAGAAAAGAAAGAAGAAGGTGTTGAAACTGGTAAGACAGTTATTATTTTTGATAGCGGTTTTTCTTACTCCTCTGGTGATATTCAATTCACAAGAGAGGATTGCATCCAAGAAGTTTCAGAAGATGTTGCCAACTTTCTTTTAACTCTTGATAATTTTAGACTTCCGAATACGGTTGAACTTGAAGATTATCTTAATTCCAAGGAGGATTAATTATGGCTGGTAGCCTTTCAAATTATGCCGAAAACAAGGTTCTTGACCATGTTCTAGGAACAACAGCTTATACAAAGCCAACAACATATGTTGCTTTGTATACAGTTGCCCCAACAGATTCTACTGCGGGAACTGAAGTTACGGGTGGAAGCTATGCAAGACTCGCAGGAACCTTTGATGCTTCAGTAGGCGGTGCTTCAGCTAATTCGGGTAATCTTGACTTTACTGGTATGCCTGCATGTACTGTAGTTGCAGTTGCTATTCTTGATAATAGCACTGGTGGAAACCTTCTTGTTCATGGAACATTGACCGCAAACAAATCTCTTGATGCTGGCGACACACTAAGAATTGCAACTGGTGACTTAGATATCACTATCGACTAATAGGAGTTTGTATGCCAATTGAAAGAAGAGAAGTTTCTGGAGCCGTAATTGTACAGACTTTAACTGCAAATATTTCAAACTCATCTACTTTTTTTAGTACAACGGATGCTTCAACATTTCCAACTGGGAATACAAATCCATTTGTCATCGTCATAGGAAGGTCTACTCAGGATGAGGAGAAGGTTTTAATTTCGTCAAGAATTTCAAATTCTTTTACCGTTGCATCAAGAGGATATGATGGGACTCTTGCAGTCGCTCATGCTGCTGGGTCAACTGTTGATCATGTACTAGATGCAAACGCTGTTCAATCAATGAACACGGCCGTCTTTGACGGTCAAATCCTTTACTGGATGGGGGTCTAATGGCTAACTTATTGCCAAAAAATTTATATATCGGTAATGACACCGC